GTGTAGGCGCATTTGCGGGGTTCCTCGTTGGCGTTGATTGACCATACCCCATTGCGCGGAACAGGCAATAGCCCAACCATTATTATTCATGCGACCTTCGGATGAGGAAAGGCGGGCATGTCCTTCTGGCGCGATCACTCGCTGACCATCGTCATGGCGGCCCTAGGCCTTGCGCTGACGGCGATTGCCTTCGCCTTTGAGGAGGGCAAGCTCTTCGACCTCATCCTCGGGCTGGGTCAGGGGACGCTGACCACGGCGGCCCTGTTTTTCCTGTCGCAGTATTTTCGTGAGAAGGCGAAGCCCGAGGATTGAAGAAGAAAGGGCGGGCCTGTCGCGTTGGCCCGCCCCCCTCCCCGGCGCCCGCCGATGCGGCGGTAGCGGGCGCTAAGACTTGACCTCATCGAGGAAGGTGGCGCGCTCGGCAGGCGTCGCGTTATTCCATGCCCGGCGCAGCATTTTCAGCGCGCTTGTCGATTTGACGATGCCGGCGGCGATGGCAGCGGCGCGCATTGATCGGAACTCCCCACGCTCGACGGCGGCAGCGATGTCGGGCCGATCGCGCTTGATCCGGGCAGCAAGGTAGGCGGAGGAGTTGCCGCCACTAGCTTTGACATGGTCAAACCTTGTGCGCCCTCTCCCGAGCGCACCATTCTCTGCCAGGGCCGGCGTCGCCCTCATTTTCGCCGCGAGCCGAGTGGCAACCGCGCTCGGCTCGTCGTGTTTGAGCAGAGCGACGATTTCGGTCATGTCGCGTTCGGTCAGATCGTAATCGATGAGCACCTTGTTGCGCAAAAAGTCGTCGCGGTCCTTGAACGTGAACCCGCCGACGTTCTTCTCCCAGAGCCGCAGCGCGTCCGTTTCCTCGATCATCTGCTTGAGGGCCTGGCAGTTCTCGCGGAACTCTCGGAAGGCAATCCGCTGCCAGCGAGAAATGACGTGAAAGAGAGCATTGCCCTCCTTCACCCCGATCGCCGACGGCAATTCGCCTGAGTCGATGGTTACGCTTGCGCGAGCCATGACGGCACTCCCTCGCGAAGCATTTCGTTGTGCAGGCGAGCTGTCCAGCGGTGATGCTCGGTCAAAGCCGCTGCGTCGCAGTCGTCGAGGCGGCGTCCGAGATGGCGTGCGCGCTGGCGGTTGATCAGTGTTTTGATCCGCCCGCGCAACTCGCGATCATCCGACCCCATCAACCGCATGGCGAGTCCGGTCGCGTTCGACGTGATGATGTTGATTTGCATCCGGATCGATTCCTCGGTCTGACGCAGGATGATTGGCTCAAGGTTTTTGCGGTTGACCTCGCGCCACAGTTTAAGTCCTGCCTCGACCAGATCGGCGTGGTTGGGGCTTTCCTTCTCGCGGTCGGCTTCTGTCCAGCGTCCGGTATGGACAGGTCCTCCTGGCGCCGACAACGCGTTGATCATGATCCTGACGTTGGGATCGCCGGAATCGATCTCTTCCAACTCCATGAAGTTGACGATGACCGGATCTTCGTCGATGTCCCCGCCGCCGGGCCCGGTCGGTGGATCGTAGGGGCCCTCGCCGTTGTCGTCCTCGGAGCGCGGCGGCAACATATCCATTGCGTCATGCATGCGCGATCCAGTGTAGGTTTTATAGTCCGACGAGCCGTCGAAGTTGATATTGCCGGCGATCGGCTCGTGACTGACGGGCGAATTGAGGAAGCGCGCGGCGCGACCGTTCTCCTGATTGTTCTGATTGTTCATGCGCGCCGCGTTGAGATGGATGACTTCGGTGATCCACGGCGAGTCCATGCCTTCGCCGGCAATGCCGACGTGGACGAGCACGTCAAGGGTTGGATGGGGGCGGGGTGCAAACTTTGGCTTGAGCGGACAGAACCGTTGCAGGATCGCGATATTTTCTTCCGCCCTGCGTCCGTGCGGGCCGGTGCCGACCCAGTCGACGCGCAAATGCGGGAACTCCAACTCGACCTGTGCGCAAACCGAGCGGGCGTGCGACACCGACAGGGCGCCGATCACCGCCTGCAAGGGGAAGCCGTGCTTCAAGCGTTCCCTCTCCATTCGCTGCAACGGCGTTTGCAGCAACGGGGAAATGTAGTCGGCCCGCCAGCGCATATGGTTTTCGATCTCGATCCGCTCGATGTTCGCGGGATTGTCGCCGCCGGCCATCTCGATGATCTGGCGCGTGGTTTTGAGCTGCGGCTCGCCGTCGATGTCGACCTCGATCAGATACTCGTAACAGTGGCCGCGGAGCGGTTTCACGGCGTCTTCCTTGACGGCCTCGTCATAGGTGACGATCACCTCCGGCTCGCCGAAAAAGCTGTCCTCGTCGGGCCGATAGGGCGTCGCCGACATGGCGAGCAGAAACTCCGGCTCGCGCTGGGCCATCAAGGTGCCGATGGTGCGGCCCCACGCTTTGGCGTCGCCGTAATGGTGATATTCATCGACGCAAATCATCCAGCGTCCCTGCGGGTCGCGCTGGAGTTCGGACATCGTGCCGAACCCTCCCGCGTGGGAGAGTGTTTGGATCGTCGTGACGAAAAACAGCACCTTGTCGCGGTAGCGTTTTGCGTCGGCAAGGACGCGCGCTGCGGAGAGATAACGGAAGTCGATGATGTGTGCGTTTTCGAGGCGCACTTTGGCGAAGTCGGCGCCCAATCCGGCGATGAATTGATCGTGCTGGTTTTCGGTCGGGACGATGACCATGACGCGATTGACTTGCGTATCTTGCGCGTGGTGCAGGATCGAGGCTGTTCCAGCGGCGACGTAGCTCTTGCCGTAGCCGGTCGGGAGTTTACAATTCAGCCGTTTTCGGTTGTCCTCGCAGACCTTCTCGAAGGTCTCTTGCTGGCCTCGTCGCGGGTTTTGACTGAATGACAGTCCGGGCAGAGGAGTTGCATATTCCATATTGTGGTCTCTCCGTTCTTACACCAGGGGATCACATGGTCGGCCTCGGGTTCGGGTCCGAGGTCGACCGCACATTCTGCGCAAGCACCGTCCTGGCAGATCCAGAGTGCGATGCGCTGCAAGGGGGTAGCTAAGCGCCTACTTACCATGCTGGACGGTAAACAGATTGTCGGCGAGCCGTAAAGGGTGTTTTGCCCGACAATTATGCTAATGGTTGGGGCATGAAACCAAAAAACCCCTTACGCCGCTGGTTCGATCAAGACCCTAAGCCGATGGTGCAAGCCGAGTTTTGCCGCCGCTCCGGAATATCCCAGGCGGCTCTCTCCACGCTCCTGCGCGAGCGTCCGCCGTGGCCGTCGCGTCAGCGCTTGCGCATCATCGTCAAGCTCACGAAGGGCGCCGTTACGGCGGACGCCTGGCTCGCCCTCGACGATCCGCCGGTGCGGGTGCGCAAGCATTAGAGGTCTTTCTTCTTGCGGGGAGCATCCAGCGCGCGCCGCTTTTCCTTTCTGTGGGTGCTCATGCCGCGCAATTTCGTGCGCAACGTCGCCAGGCGGTTGTGGCGTTTTTTGGCTTCCGGGGAATCGGGGTATTTCTCGCGGACCTGATCGAAGCGACGCCCCAAAAGCTCGCCGGCCTCCGTTTCGATGGCCTGGAAGGTCATTTCGTCAAGCCGCTGCTGGGCGCATAGGCGCCAAACGATGCCCCACGCATCCTGACCGGCGGCGACGACCGCCTTGCGCAGTCCGCCGGACTCTTCCTGCAAGGCTTGGCGCAATTGGTTGACTTGGTAGCGGTGCTCGTCGAGGCGTTTGAATTCCTCATAAGGCAGCGTGTTCTGGAGCTGCTTGATGGTCCAACTGTATTCCTCGGCAAGTTGCGCGAGCATGTCCTGCATGTGCCCGTATTGCTCCTTTAGGGAGTTGTAATATTCCTCCGGTTCCTTCGCCCAAGCCGGGATGGCGTCGATGCGCCCGGTTGCAGATTCCTTGGTGGCATGACTGGCGACGCGCTCAAGGTAGTTGCCGGCCTCGCTGGTCTTTTTGTACATCACGCGCTCCCCTTACGCATCCTCGCGACCGTTCTCGGCCTCGTCGGCCTCTTCCTTGGCTTCCAGCCAACCGGCTTTCCAGTTCTCGAATCTTTGCACGTCGGCGCGAATTTCGGCGTTGAGGCACCGTTTGAGGCCGGCGGCAAAATCATCGGCGCCGCGCTGGTAGTCTTTCGAGCGGCGATCGACCCCTTGCGGCTCGGTGGGCTCGTCGAGCTCGACGTCCGTAGGTTCTTGTCCCACATCCGCCGATTCGGCCGTCTCTTGTTCGCCTTCCGTTTCCGATTCGTTGCCGTCGTCCTGCAAGTCGGTCGCAGGCTCGGGCTCGTCAACTGATCCGGCGAACGCGCTGCTCGTGGCGGAAGCCTCCTTGCGGGGCCGCCCGGGTCCGCGCTTGGGGGCCGGCGGCTCGTCCGACTGGGCGGCGATGGCGCGCAGGGCGTCGGCTTTGGTCTGGCGGAGTTTTGCGGGCGTGATGTCCTCCTCGGCAACCTCGGTGAAGTCGGCGCCATCATCCTCCCGCATAAGCTCGACCACGTCGGCGGACATCGGCACGCGCTTGAGAAGGCGGGACAGGACGGTCTTTTTGCACATTTCGCCCTCGTAGTCGGCCCAAGGGGTGCTCTTGATGGCGCCTTTTTTGAAGGCTCTGTACCCGTCACTTCGGTCGCGGATTTTGTAGATCTCGCGAATGCTCATGGTTTCGAAATCTTCCGTGCCGTCCTTGTAGAGGATGTATGCAAAGAACCCGACCGGGGCGGTGTCGTCGTTGAACGGGTCGGGTTCGTAGACAAGGGTTTGCAACGTGACTTTGAAGCGCCCTTCGGCGAGCATCTTTTCGGTCACCGGATAGGCGACCAGGCGGGCAACCTCCCCAGATTGGCGGGCAAGCTTCATCTTTCCCCTAAACCCCAACTGCGCCTGCGGCTCGTCGTGGCCTTGCTTGTTCTTGCGCAGAATGAGCCAAGCCTCTCCCATCGAGGGATCAAGGCTCAAGCCGTAGTTGGCGACCCGGCTGACTTCCCTGAAAACGATGCGCGGCTCGCACCGTAAAAGTTTCGGCTGCATCATCACGGCGATTTGGAGAGAGTTTTTGAACCGCTCCGGACTGACACCAGCCGGCAAGCGGAGCAAGACGGACGAGTTTTCCGGCAAGATTTCGTCAACAAAAACTTCCACTTGCGTTTTTGGGCGGGGGGCGACGTTCACGGGATATGCCTCCATCTCTTGCGGTTGCGGATATTGTCGGGCGGCTAGTCGGGACGCAGGGCGCCGGCGGCGATGGGGTAGAGCATCAACACGGTGCCGACGTGCAGCTCGAAAATCCTTGCGCGCATGGACTCGTCGTGGCCGGCAATCAGGAGCGCCGTGAGTTCGGCAAGCGCCCGGCCGATGATGATCGGCTCTTTGCCGGCGAGCATTGGCTTGATGGCGTCAACGAGCGCGTCAGCCTCGCGCTGCATCGCCTCAAAGTCGATTTTCTTTTTCCGTTTAGTCATCGAATTCGCCTTCCATGACGCGTCGGCGCAATGCGAGGACTGCGTTCTGCGCGTCGAAGTCGCCCTTGCCCTTCTCCATCTCGGCGCGCGTCCACAGCGTCTCGCAGAGCGTTACTTTTGGCGCGGCGAGCGGCGAATCGACGTCGCTGTAAAGCCCGTCCAGCGCGTCCTGCGCGGCCTCGGCCATGTCGAGCTTTTGCAGCTCGGCGGACAGCTTGCGTCTGATGTCGTCGCTCATGATCGATCCTTGACGCGCAGTTGGCGGTAGGACGTGGCGCGAACGACATGCTCGGCGCGATTGACGACTTTCGCGGTCACGAAAAAATCGCCGGCGGTGGCGGCGGTGGCGTCGCCGAGTTTGTCGCGGATTTCGGCCTCGGCGCGGGCCTTGCGCTTCGACTCCATGGAAATAATTGCGCCGGCGGCGAGGTAGTCCGCGATCGCGGCCCGGAAGGAATTGTCGCCGTTGAGGTCAACGGGCTCGACCCTGTCGGAAACCCTTTTGTTCAACGACGCGATCAGGCCGAGATCGCGGTTGTAGTCGGCGGGCGGGCGCTCGCCCATTTCGACGAGGCGCCAGAACTCCTTGTTGGACGCAATCAGCTTTCCCGTCAGGCCGTGGATGACCGGCATGTCGATGATGTGCAGGTCGACGCCTTGGCCGATGACGAGGGCGACGATGGCGCCCCATTGGGCGCCGGTCATTTCCATTTCGACGGCGGTTTGAATGAGGACGTGCAAGGGGGCTTCCACGTCGCCGTCCTCGGAGAGCCAGTTGCGCTTGAAGGCGAGGGGGTCGACGTTTTTTACCTGCAAAATCCCTTCCCCGGGTCGATCGGGCGCTGTCGCGGTCGCGTCGGGCGTCGCGCAGATTTGGCTTTCGTCGTCGATGACAAGGAAGCCTCCCGGCATCGGGTTGGGTGTGATCGACCACGTTGGCCGCTCCTCGGCGAGCATGGCGAGGGCCGGCGCCTCAAGGAGCTTGCCGCGACGCATGGCGGGGTTTTCCGGCTCCGGGTCGATGCGGCCGGCTTTAAGCGCCCACAGGTGGGTGAGCGTCAGGTAGGGGTGGCAGTGAATAAGGGCGGCGGCCTCGCTGGCGCCGACGAATCCTTTTCGAATGTCGAGCCAATCGGCGCGGCTTTTTGGGGTGACGCGCTGCTTCATGCTGGTTTCCCTTGCCGCTCGCGTTTGGCGGCGCGCTGTTTTGTGACGTGGTGAAAATGGCGGGCGAGCTGGCGGGCGAGGCCGAGATAGGCAACGATGTCCTTGTCCTTATACTTGGCCCATTGCAGGGCCTCGATGCAGGCGACATCATCGTCGAGGCCTGAGTCGCCCATTGCGGCAAGCACGGTGGCCATTGTGCGCAAGTCGGGTTCTGCCATTATTCTCCCCACGAATCAGCAATCCGGTATATTCGTCTAGCGAATAGCAAACTGCAAGAGGGGGTTCGACCCGATTGACCCTGACTGTGGATAAATGGAAGTTGGCAAATTATGCGGCTGGCTGAATTCATGGAAAGTCGGCAACTGACCGACTTGGAACTGGCGGAGCGCGTCGGCTGTCCGGAGGTGGCCATCCGGCGCCTGCGCTGCGGCTACGTGCGGCCCTCGCTGGAACGGGCCTTTGCCATCGAGCAAGTCAGCCAGGGCGAGGTTTCCTTGGCCGACTGGCAGTATCCGGTGAGGTACAAGCCGCACAGGCCAAAGAGCAATGCCGGTTCAACTCGATCTTCTCAAAGGCAAACGTCAGCGCGGGGTTAAGCCGCCGCCGGCCTTGGAGTTTAGGACACAGTGCGCCTTGGCGGATTTGCTGCGCTATTCAGCCGATCCGGAGTGGTGGTGGACGGCATTCCCGGCGGACGGGCTGCGGAGCAAGGTCACGGCGGCGCGGATGAAGCGGGCGGGGCTGCGCGCCGGCATGTCGGATTTTGTTTTCATCTCGCCAGATGGCCGCTTTTGCGGCCTCGAAATTAAGCGGGGTCGTCTTGGCCGCCTTTCGGAAGCCCAAGAATCGTTCAAGGCGTGGTGCGACCGTCACGGTGTGGCCTATGCGGTGGCCGATTCCTATGACGCGGCGGTCGCGGTGCTGGTCGGCTGGGGCGTGCTGAAAACGGAGGTCGGGACGTGATCTACCTTTCCGGCCATTACCGGGCGGCATTGCTCGACTTGCCGGGTTGCGGGTTTCTGGTCACGCCAAAAGGGGCGAATGCGTCGGCGGACCTGGCGGCGCTGCCGTGGGCGGTCGATACGGGATGCTTCGCGCAGCCCGAATCCTTCGATCTGGAAACCTACCTTTCCTTCCTGACCGGGTGCCGTCCTGCGGTGGCGACGTGCCTGTTTGCGACGGCGCCGGATGTGGTGGGCGATGCGGCGGCAACGTGGGCGCGGTCGCGGGACGTGCTGCCGGCGATTCGGGCGCTCGGCTATGCGGCGGCGCTCGTGGCGCAAGACGGGATCGAGGCGACGGCGGTCGAGTGGGGCGCCTTCGACTGCCTGTTTTTGGGCGGGTCGACCCGGTGGAAGCTTTCGCATCACGCGCGCGAGGTGACGGCGGCGGCGCTTTCCCGGGGCGTGCCGGTCCACATGGGGCGGGTGAATTCCTACAAGCGGTTGCAGACGGCCAAGATGTGGGGCTGCGCCTCGGCGGACGGCACGCTCCTCGCGTTCGGGCCTGACGCCAATCTGCCGCGCGTGCGCTGGTGGCTCGACGGCCTTGCGGCGCGCCCGGTGCTGAATTTCGGGGGGGCCTCATGCTCGGACTGACGGCGCTGGCCGGGTTCATTGCGACGATTCCGGCGGCCAACTGGCTGATCGGGCATGTCGGGGCGTGCATACCGGGTGGTCCGTGCGTGATCCCGGTCGGGTTCGGGCTCTCGGCGCCGTCCGGGGTGCTGGTCATCGGTTTGGCGCTGGTGCTGCGGGACGTGGTGCATCACCGGCTGGGTGCTCGCGTGGCGCTTGCGGCAATCGTCGCCGGGGCAGGGCTGTCGGCATTGGTGGCGCCGGGGGCGCTCGTGGTCGCGTCGGCAACGGCATTCCTGTTGTCCGAAATGGCCGACTTTTGGGTCTATGCGCCGCTCTATCGCCGGCAGCTCGTTTGGGCGCTGGTGCTTTCGGGGTTGGCCGGGGCGATCGTCGATTCGGCGGTTTTCCTGTGGCTGGCGTTCGGGTCGCTCGATTTCCTGGCTGGACAGGTGGTCGGCAAGCTGTGGGCGACGCTTGCGGCGGCGGCGCTCGTCCTGGCGTGGCGGAAAACGGAGCTCGGGTGATACGGGCTCGCGTCTAATTCCTGAATAAACGGGTTTGCGTCTAAGGCAAGTAAAGAGGCGTCCATGCTGTAATCATTTTAAGAATTGCGAGGCCATATGATGCCGTCGAAGGCTATTCCCGGAAGGCCCGATCCAGATCAGATTTACCGCCGATTTTCCGCCCGCGATTGGTGGCGCTTCTTCGACGACGTCACCGGCGGGACGGTGCTGCATCAGCCGGACGCGCAGGGATGTCCCTTCTGCCATGCGGGGGACGGGTTGCGGGTGACGACGGCGACCGGCTTGCGACCGCCAAGCTTCCTCTGCGAGAACTGCGAGCGGCAGGGCGATGTCCTCGATTTCTTCGCGGAATATCAGGGGTTTGTCATGGAGCCTAGAACCGATGCGCTCGATTGGCTCGCGCAATGGGCCGGGGCGCACGATCTCCCGGAGGTGGCACCGAACGTGCCCAACAGGCCCAACGGTCCCAACGTCGTGCCGCTGCGCGGCGAGGATAACGGGCAACGCCGCTTCGATCTCCTGCGGATTACCGATTTTCTCAACATGCCGGCCATCCCGGCGCTGATCGCCAACGTCCTGCCGGCCGCTCAAGTGTCGGTTTTGTTCGGGCCGTCAAATTCGTTCAAGTCGTTTCTGGCCATCGACATGCTTTGCTCGATCGCCACCGGGCGGTCGTGGCACGGTCTGGCGGTCGAGCAGGGGCCGGTGCTCTACATCGTGACGGAGGGGGCTCACGAGGCGGTCGCCAAGCGGATCGTCGGGTGGTTCGAGGACAAGTCGATCCCGATCGAGGTCGGCAACGCCGCCATCGGGATCATCAAGGTTCCGGTCATCATGAACCGGATCGGCGACGTCGATGCCTTGATTGCCACGATTCGCGAGGGGTTGCCGGGCTGCAAGCTCGCCGTGTTCGACCTTCTGGCGGGCTCGATGGAAGGAAGCGAGGCGGATTCGGAAATCGTCACGGCGTGGGTTCGGGGGACGCAACGGCTCGCCGACGAACTGACCTGTACGCAATTGCACGTCACGCATTCGGGTTATGCCGACGCTTCCCGGGGGCGCGGCCATTCGCACCTGTGGGGGTCATTCTCGACCCGGCTCAAGGCGGAGGGCGATCCGGACGCAAAAACAACCTTCCTCTCGGTCGAACGGCACAAGGACTGGGACGCGGCCGGCTTAGGCTGGTCGTTCGATCTCGTCCAGATTCCAGTCGGGGCGGGTCATGAAACCACGCTCGTGCCACGGCTGCGCAAAGGGTCGAGCGGCGCGGCGCCGGCGCGCACCATGCGCAAGGTCCCAAAGGGGCTGCAATACCTTCGGCAATCTCTCGACGCCGTCATGGATGCGGCAACCGAAATTCAACCGTTCTTTGGCGGGCCGCCGATCAAGGCGGTGCCGCTCGAAACCGTGCGGGACGAGTTTTACCGGCGCTATCCAGGCGGCTCGGGCGACGATCTGCAAAAGGCCAACACGCGGCAAAAGGCGTGGACTGCCGTCCTTCTGCTCGCCGTGGATGCCACAAACGGCCAAGCCTGTTATCGGCAAATCGGGGAGCGGGAATGGATATGGCCACTGTGATGTTATGGAAACCCAAAAACAGGAAAAAGGGAATTTCCGAGTTTTCCGGAATTCCGAGTGCGGCCTCGGAGACAGGAAAAAGAAAAGGGAAAAAACCCCACAACGTAGTTGGGTTTTCCTTTTCCTTTTTCCGGGCCGTTATACCGTGCCGAAAACAGGAAAAAGCCGGGGAGGAAGGGCAACACAGTTTCCAGCGTATCAAGCGTTACAGGTTACGCCGCGTTACGCTTGATGCGGGGTGGAAACCGCTCGGGGAGGTCGCCGCCAAGCTCGTTGAGCGACTGCGATGATCACCCCGCGCCGCCGCGAGGCCAACGGACGCCGCGCCAGGTACCGCCCGGAGGATCCCGTCGCCGCCGCCGCCAAGCAGCCCCACCGGCGCGGCGAGCGTACCACTGTGGGCGCTACACCTTGGCAGCGGGCCATCGCCGCCGGCCGCATCGCCGACCCGTCCAGGCACGGGCTGACGCCGGGGGAGCTGGAAGCGATCGGGCTCTACTTCGCGGAATGCCGGGCGAACTACCTCAAGGCGATCGGCGCACCGAACGGATACGCGATCGATTCAGGCGGCAACGGGCGCGATCTCTCGCCGGCCTTGCGCAAGCGCTGGCGGCTCGCCTGGGCCGAAATCGCCTTCGTGCTGACGGAACGAGACCGGCGCTTGCTGATTGCCCTACAGAGGGCTACGGACGCCCATCCGGACGCCGAGGAGCGGCTATGGGGCGGCGAGTTCCTGTGGGCCGTCCGGGAAGCGCTCGTGACCCTCGGGCGGCATTTCCGGTAGGATCAGGGCAGGAGGAACACGACATGAAAGTCCTAGCAACCGAAGGCGATCTGCGAGTCATCGCCGCCGACCACCTGCAATGGGCCATCCAACGGCGGCCCCGTTTCGAGGAGCTGCCCGAAAACCAGCGCCCGCCGCGCCCGGCAGCCCCCGACGAGGAAAACTGGCGAACCATGCAGTATTTCCGGGAGCGCGACGCGCTGGCTCAACGCCTGCGGCAACTGAATGCTCCGGAAAGCCTCGTCTCAACCGCGATGGATTTGCCGGCGGAGTTCCCGGAGCCGCAGTACGTCGAACAGGACGAACGGGCGGGGCCGCAGAAGGCGCGCTCGTGAGCCTAGGGCGGTTTTGGCAGGCCGTCCTATACCCATGTACCCAAACGCGTTAGGAGGAGGCTCCACGGGGCTAAAATCCGACGCGCAAAGCATGGCTCCCGCCAGAGCGGGAAAAGTTCTGTTGTGAAGCCTGCGGGTGCTGCCGGGTTGAGGGCGCTAGCCTTGACCATGTCAAGGCTAGGTGCTGCACGGCAACCCCGAGGGGCCGACTTGGGGCTTTCGGTGGCGATCCTAGCCATGCAGCCGCGCAAACATAGCCGAAGCGGCAAAACCGGCAAAACTCCCATCAGCAGTTGTGGCAAATCAAGCAAACGCAGTTGCTGAAGCTGCCGGTTGCATTTTGGAACGCTCCGCCAAGCATTCCAAAATTCAGGTTGACAGAGGTTCCCGGCAACATCCCGGCAACCCGTCAACATCTGACCCGGGAGTTGGTTGGAAAACGGCCAAGCTGTAGTGGCCACAAAAATCAGCGTCGGAAACTAGTTTCGCCGGTTATCTCCGCTTGACTTGCGGTGGAAAACTGTCGCCGCCATCTTGACCGTGACGGAATTGAAAGCGCTATGTCATTTCAGCAGTCTCGGAAGTTGTGTCAGATCAGGCACTGCCCGGGACTTTTTAATGTGATGGATTATGTGGCCGCAAAAAACGGGTTAAAAGCCGTAAAACCGCTGGAAAAGGTCAGAAAAAGACCGAATAAGGCCGCTGAAGGACCGCCTGGGCCGAGACAAGACCCGAAAACAGGCAGATTCGTTCTCGGCAATGCGGGGAATGGCGGCCGCAAACTCGGAACGCGCCGCGATCTCGAAATGAACCTCGTGGATTCCGTGGTCCGCCACTTCGCCGAGAACGGCGATGCCGCAATCGAGCGTGTCTACCGCGAAGACCCGTCGACCTACTTGCGCCTGGCCGCCGGCCTCTTGCCGAGGGAAACCAACATCAATGTCCGATCAGATTTCGGAATTGATAGCCTTATGGCGCGAATGCGAGAACTTGCCGCCAGAGCTGCAACCCGAATTCCGGGCCATGATGCCGGAAGTGCGCCGGTACTTGATCAGGAGCCGGTTAACGGAGTGGGCGATCCAGTGCGGATTCCGGCCCGCAAAACATCATCGGGTGATCATTAGGGCATTGGAGGAGGTTAATCGGGGCGAGACCGACCGGCTCATCCTGACGCTGCCGCCAGGCTCGGCCAAATCGACGTATGCGAGCGTGCTGTTTCCCCCGTGGTATCTGGCCAATCATCCGCAAAACCTGATCATTGCTGCGTCGCACACGGTCGAACTGGCCGAAAGGTGGGGGCGTAGAGTTCGCAACCTCATCGAAGAGCATTCGGACTCGCTCAACTTCGGAATACGCTCCGACAATGCCGCGGCGGGCCGTTGGGAGACGACCGAGGGCGGCGAATACTTTGCGGCGGGCGTCGGCGGCTCGATCGCCGGGCGGCGCGCTGATTGCTTCTTGATCGACGATCCGCTTCGGAGCGCCGAGGACGCGGATTCAAAGATCATCCGTGACAAGCAATGGGATTGGTGGATCGGGGACGTCATGCCCCGGCTGAAGCCGGGCGCCTCGGTGATCATCATCACCACGCGCTGGCATGAGGACGATTTGGTCGGGCGGCTCTTGGTCGAGGAGCCGGAGCGCTGGAAGGTCTTAAATATCCCGATGGAATCGGAGTCGCTCGACGATCCGCTCGGGCGACCGATCGGCGGCAGGCTGTGGCCCGAATGGTTCACGGCCGAGATGGTGGAAGTGGCCAAGCGCTCGCCACGCATCTGGTCGGCCCTGTATCAGGGCCGGCCGGCGCCCGACGAGGGGAGTTATTTCAAGCGGGAGTGGATTATCGACGTCGATAAATTCCCAAGCCGCGAAACGCTGCGGGTTTATGGCGGCTCTGACTATGCGGTGACCAGCGACGGCGGCGACTTTACGTGTCATGCGGTCGTCGGCGTCGATGAGGATCGCAATCTCTACCTCCTCGACCTGTGGCGCCGGCAAGCCTCCTCGGATGTCTGGGTCGAGGCTTTTTGTGACCTTGTGAAGAAGTGGAAGCCCATGGGCTGGGCTGAGGAAACGGGACAGATCAAAAGCGGCGTCGGGCCGTTTCTTCTCAAGCGGGCGCGAGAACGTCAAGCGTACGTGACCCGTGAGCAATTCCCGACGCGGCATGACAAGGCGGTGCGGGCGCAATCCATTCGCGGCCGCATGGCCATGCAAGGCTTGCGTGTGCTGCGCTCGGCGCCGTTCCGGACAGACCTGATCGACGAGTTGTTGCGCTTTCCGGTCGGGGTGCATGACGATCAGGCCGATGCGCTCGGGCTGGTGGGCCAGTTGCTCGACAAGATGCTGGCGCCGGTCAAGGACAAGATCGTGACGCTGCCGAAGCGCGACGCTTGGGCGGACGCGGAACCGCGCTCGACATCGTGGCAGACCGTGTAGGACTGTGCGATGCTGGGTCCTATGACAGAGAAAACCTGGTCACAACTGATCGAGGAGCGCATTCAAGCGGACATCCACGAGGCCGTGGATGCCTGGAAGAAAGGTGCCAGCATCGAGCTTGGTACTTCCTACGAAGACGGAAATGAGGGTCGGCTGATCGTCGAGCTCGACCTCGGGGATTGCGGGGACGAATTTCCGCTCGATGAGCGCGTGCGAGCCAACTTGGCGGATCTGCTGCGCGTGATGATCCGGCTCACGGCGATGCATTGGATCGGCGACGGGGGGCCGCCGGATGCGGACCTGTTGGCCGCGACGATCCCGTCGCACCACGTCACGGAGCAGCGCAAGCTCAAGATGGCGCAGGATTTGCTGCGGATCGTGCTGGAATACGAGGCCACGCTCGACTAGCTGGCCGACCGTCTAATCAAAGGATTGGCGTCATGGGGCTCTGGGATTGGCTGCTGCCGCCGTCTCAGCGGCCCGGAGCAAACACGCCACCGTTGGCTGCCTTGAACCAACCGACTGCCACGCCGCCGCCCGTGCGCGCCACAAGCTTTGCGCCGATCCCGACGACGGGGCCGACGCTGCAAAACTATCCGACGCCAGCCGACGCGGTCGCGGCTCGGGCCGGCGGCTTTGGCTACGGCGAGCCGACGAGCGCCTACATCGAGGGCTCGTCCGGGCGCATCTTCGGGACGCCCAAGGGCGCGCTGCCGATGGAGGGGCGCAAGCCGGTCACGGACAGGGACTTGGACACGGATTTTTGGGACGTGGCGAACCGGACTTGGGCCACGCCGACGACACAGGTTGCCAACCCTAAACAGCGGGCGGTGACGCAAGACGCGGTGACGCGGGCGGCGATTGCGGCGAACTACTCCCCGCTTGCGGCACTCGGCTTCGATCCGCGCGCTCTGATCACTGATGTCAGTGGCAAGTCCAAACTAGGTGGGCTGGCCGGCATGACGAACCCGGACACTGGCGAGATGGTCTACAATGCCGGCGTCAGCGATCCGTCGACGATCATTCATGAGGCGATGCATCGCGCGTTGCTGACGCTCAAGGACGACAAGCGGTTACCGCCGCGGCTACAGGCGCGGTTGCAAAACCCCGACCATGAGGAATCGACCGTGCGCCAGTTTGTGAGGGCACAAGCGGGCAATCCGGAGACTGACAGCGACGCGACAGAGCAGGCGGCGCAGGGCCCGCAGTGGACGCCGGAAGAGATGGAAATCGTCAACAAGCTTGCGCAAGAGAAGATCCAAAAAAACCGCCCGCGCGGGCCACGCTAGGACATTTTCGCCATGCCCCTCTCGCTCGTTGTCGACAACAAGCGCGGCGACATCCGCGACGACGAGGACGACCCCTTTGGGTTGTCGTCGCTCGTGCGCCGTTTCGAGGAATCGGAAGAGGCATCATTCGATGCGCGTGAGTTGTCGGAGCGCGATCGGCGATACGTTGATAACGATCAGCTCGACGAGAAGCAGATCAAGGAACTTGAGGCGCGCGGCCAGCCGGTCGTCATCATCAACCGGATCAAGAGAAAAATTGACTTCCTCGTCGGCCTCGAAAAGCAGCAACGAACCCGGCCTCGTGCGCTGCCGCGGACGCCGGCTCATGAGCAAGACGCGGAAGCCTGCACGGACGCGCTGAACTACGTGATCGACGATGCGGACTTCAAGCAAACGCGCTCGGCGGTGTGGCGCAACATGCTGGTCGAGGGGATTGGCGCCGTCGACGTATGCGTGAAGGGCTATGACGACTCGTATGCCGGCGACGCCAACGAGATTTGCATCGAGATAAACCGATTTCGGTGGGATCGCTTCTTTCACGATCCGCACTCGCTCGAACTCGATTTCTCGGATGCCTCGTACCTGGGCGGCGTGTGGTGGATGGACCTTGAGGATGCGGTCGCGCGCTGGCCGGATCGCGAGGAGGAATTAGAGGCGACGCTGTCCGAAGCGACCAACAGCGAGACGTACGACGACAAGCCGACCTATCAGGTGTGGGCGGATCGCAAGCGCAAGCGGCTGCGGGTCGTGCAAATGTGGATCAAGCGCAGCGGCGGCAAAAAGGCGGACGAGTGGTTCTTTGCGGAGTTCACGAAGGGCGGCATTCTCTTGCAGGGCGAGAGTCCCTACGTCACGGACGACGGCGACAGTGAACCCGGCATGGTGGCGCAATCGGCCTATGCCGATCTTGAGGGCAACCGCTTCGGCGCCGTGCGCGAGATGATCTCGCCGCAGGATGAAATCAACAAGCGGCGCAGCAAGTCCCTGCACTTATTGAACAGCAATCAAATTCTCTACGAGGAAGGCGTTGTCGACGACTTGGAAAAGGCGCGCTCGGAAGCAGCGCGCCCGGACGGCGTGATCAAGATTGCGCCGGGTGGGCTGGCCGAACAGCGCTTCCAATTCCGCGAGCGCACCGACCTGGCCGCCGGCCACATTCAGCTCCTGCAAGAGGCGAAGCAGGAGATCGACATGATGGGGCCGAACGCCTCGATGCAAGGCGAGGCCGGCGAGAGTGCATCCGGTCGCGCGATCATGGCGAGCCAGCAAGGCGGCATGATCGAGATGGGCGACCTTCTCGATAATCTGCGCCATTTCGACAAGCGCGTTTATCGCATGGTCTGGAATCGCATTCGTCAGTATTGGACGGGTCAAAAGTGGATACGCATTACCGACGACGAGCGAAACATTCGCTTCGCGGCGATCAACAAGCCGGCGATGACGCAACTGCCGCTGCCGACCGGCGAGGTGATCGAGCTTCCGGACATCGACCCGGCGACCGGACAACAGCGCATCGAAAACAACATCGCGCAGAGCGAAGTCGATATTTACATCGATGACGTGTCCGACGTCGTGGCGCCGCAGATTGAACAGTGGCAAGCGCTCGTCGAGCTAAAGAAGGTCGACGTCAACAACGAGATTTCGTTTGAGGACTTGATCCAGGCGGCGCCCAACATCCGCAACAAGGATCAGATCCTTGAGCGCATGACGCAACGCAAGCAGGAGGCGGCGCAACAGGGCCAGCCGCCATCGCCGGAAGAGCAAGCATTGGCGCTTAAGGCGAAAGAGCAAGAGATGCTCGCCGCTGCCAAGGTGCAGGATCATCAGGCAAAGCTCGCGATGGCTGCGCAGGAGCATCAGCAAAAGCTTCAGCAGCAGCGCGAGCAGCACATGCTCGAAATGGAGATCGAGACGCGCAAGGCGGAGCTGAAGGCCAAGACCGACGCGGCGCTAGCGCAAAAGAAACTTGACCACGAACTCGTCGCGGACGCGCGCAAGCAAGAGCTGACGAGTCATTACGATGGCGAGCGCAATCGCCAGGCGCTCGATCACGAAAGCCAGCGCGAAAGTTTGAAGCAAAAGGCCGTCACTGACACGGAGATGGCCAAGACGAAGCCGCAGCGCGACGACAACGCCAAGCTCGAAAAGCAATTTGCGGCGATGGCGCAGGCGACCGCAGCAATGTCGAGGGCGATGGAAGCGCTCGGCTCGACCATCAAGAGCGTCGACGACGGCAACCGCCAGCATCGGACGGCCGTCGCGACCGAACTGGCGCGGGTGCGCGCCGCACGGCAACAACCGCCGAAAGGGTAAGCGATGACTGTTCAGACTGATGTGGCCGTGCGCAACGCGCGCCTCGACGCGATTTCGACGGTGTGGGGCGCCAGCCCGAAAATCCATCTTTACACCGGCACGCAACCCGCCAACACGGGCACGGCGGCGTCTGGGACAAAGATTATCGAGGTGACGATCGCGCCCGCGGCGGCGTCGGCGGCGTCGAAGGATATGTTAGGCGGCGCCAAGTCGGGCGCGGCGACCGGCGGCGGCACCAACGTCGCGGGTTATTACCGGGTTTACAATACCGCCGGCTCGACCTGTTACGAACAGGGCTCGGTCGGCACGTCCGGCACCGATTTGATTATCGACAATACGAGCATCAACAACGGCCAGACGGTGAACTTCAACACGTTCACGAAGACCGAACCGGGCACCTGATGGCACTGTCTTCTGTCTTCATCGCAAAAGGCGTTGCTAGTTTCGGTGCGACGACGGCAGCGCTGACGCCTGCCTTTCCGGCGGTCGGTGTTCTTGCGGATGACATCGCAGTTTGTGTCCATTTCGCGGACACCACGTCGGCAGTCACATGGCCAGGCGGCTGGACGGTCCTCACGGCGGCGACGACCACCAACTGGGAATCGCAAGTCGCCTGGAAGCGCTGCACAGGCACTGAGGCGGGCACCACGATCTCGCTCACGCAAGCAACTGCGGTTGTTAAGGGCGCTCAGATCTACATCTTCCGGCTCTGCATTGCACCCGGAACGCCTTATGAGGACTACTCGACTGCGACAGGTACATCAACCAGTGCCACATCGAACGCAACAACGGTCTCGGGTGTTGATCGACTTGCTGTCCGTATCACCGCCAACTCGGACGATGTCACGGGCTCCACCCCTGCTGGATACACATCGCCTGTTGCAGACACGACGACGCTCGGCAACGACGGTGCTCTCACTCTCGACTTCAAGGTAGTTCCTTCTGCGACGACGGTTGCAGCATCCACGCGCAGCATTACGTCAGGTGCATTTACGGTCCACGACTTCGCGCTTATACCACTCGCTACGGCTCCGACATACTCATGGAGCACGATTGACAAGACGGCCGACATTACCCTTTCCGGGAGCAATCTAACTGCTACTACGACGGCAGGTCTGTTCCTCTTGGTCCGCGCCACGCTCGGGCATCATGTCGGCAAGTTCGTCGTTACGGGCACGGCAACTGTAATCGATACTGTGGCTGATAGCTGGTCGTTTGGTTTTGCGGCGGGAACGCTTACCAATTCCGATGGAGCTATCTGGTACGGGTCGAACTCACAAGGCTTTGCGACGTATGCTGACGGTGATGTTGGGTTTAATAATGCCAGCGCACCGGGTGTCTCAGTTCTCCCATTTATCCAGGGCGATGATGTTACTTGGGCTATAGACTTCGACAACCGCAAGATGTGGCGCCGGATTAATGGAGGAAACTGGAACGGCAGCGGGACGGCAAACCCTGCAACGAATACAGGTGGTGAAAACATCCCAGCCGTTGATGCTGGTGCACTGTTCCTCGCTTGGGGTTCTGGACATAGTACAGACGCAATTACACTTAAACCAACGGCGAGTGTTCCAAGCGGGTTTACTGATCTGCTCGCATCGACAGCGGTCAACGTCACGACGGGCGCGCAAACCGTATCGGCCACGACCCAAACCAGCGGCGTCAAGGTTGGGCTGGCTGTCACGGGCTCGCAGAATACAAACGCGACGACGCAGACGAGCACAACAAAGCTTCTCGCGGCCGTCACTGGCGCACAGACGACAGACGCGGCGACGCAGAGCGCCACGGCGACAGTCACGGACGCCCCGCGTGCGGTCACCGGATCGCAGGCGACGAATGCCACGACGCAAACGAGCGGCGTCAATGTCACGCTCGCAGTCACCGGCGGACAGACTCTAAGCGCAGTCACGCAGACAAGCGCGATTGCGCCCGGCCTGGCGGTCACGACCGGAAGTCAGACGACGCAACTCGCCGCGACGACCGGCGCGATTGTTCTCTCGATTCCCGGACAAGCGACTGTCACCGGATCGCAGACGATGAGCGAGGCCACGACGGCCGGCGCGATCGTGCTGACGCCTGCGGTCGAGCCGCCGGTCGAGCTGCCCAGCGGTGGCGGTGGTGGATCGCGGGCCTATCGCAGGCGCCTGCGCGAGTCGGTCGAGCGGCGCCGGGCCTTTGAGGAAGAGCGCGAGAAGCGGATTGCGGCGCTGGGCGTCGTGATCGAGCGCCCGCCGCTCGTGCCGGCACCCGAAACGGTCACGATGATCGCCCGGGTGCTTTACGAGCCGATCGTCCGGCCGCTGGAGATCGAGCCGGCGCCACAACAGGAAATCGAGGATGACGGCGGGGAAGAGGAGCTTTTGCTTCTCCTCTTCGCTGCCTAGCCGGGCCGCCTCCGTTAAGGGCGCTACGGGTCGCCGCCGCACGGGCGCTTCGCTCGCTGAGCGCATCAGCATTTAGGGAAACACTGCAATGCCAAGTGCCGAGGAAATCCTCAAGGCGCGCGATGAAGGTGCGCCCGTTGCCGAGGAAAGAGTTGCCACCGATTTCTCAGAAGAGAATCCGGCCATCGAGCGCGACGAGGGCGACAAACCCGCGCTGCCGCAACGTGAGCCGGACTCTGACGACGATGGTGACGACGATAAAGGCCCAGTGCCCTACCAGGCGCTGAAGGCGGAACGTCAGAAAGCGAAGCGCTACACGGAGGAGGTCGCCGACCTTCGCCGGCAGCTCTCCGACCTGACGAACGCCGTGCTGCAACAGCGGCAACAGCCGCAGCAGCCGCGACAGCCGGAAGCGCCGCCGGAATTCGATTGGGACAATCCGCACCTGACGATCGACCAAAGGATCGAGCAACGGGTCGGGCAAGAGCGGGCGGCCATCCAAGCCGAGTTTCAACGCCAGCGCGAGGCGGTGCAGAGCCAATTCGCGATCACCCGACACGGCGAGGACGTCGTCAAGACGGCCTATCACGCGCTTCAGGCGGCGCGGGACACGGACCCGCAATGGGGCGCGGACTATCAACGCATCATGCGCTCGCCGGATCAGTACGAAGCCATGGTGCAGTGGCACAAGCAAAAGACGGCATTGCAGGAAGTCGGCTCCGATCTCGACGCCTACAAGGCGCGGATACGGGCCGAATATCTCGAAGAACTGCGGACGGGACGCGTGACGGACGAACCACGGGATGAACAGTCCCGCGCAAAGCCGGCGAGCGTCATGCCGTCCAATTTGAGCGCGGCGCGAAGCGTCGGCTCCCGAAACGGTTCGGCCTGGTCTGGGCCAGCCAGCATCAAGGACATCCTCGGCAATCGCTAGCGCGAGGGTTTTTCGCATAGGGGCCAATCATGGCCGACACACTTGCAGCCACGGGCCTACGGGTCCAGCGCTGGGAAGACAAGTTTTTCACTGAATACCTCACCGAAAACAGATTCTCCGAAAGCATGGGCTCCGATGAAAACTCGGTGATCCAGGTCAAGGAAGTCTTGGGCAAGGGCAAGGGCGATTCAACGACGATTGCCCTCGTTAACCGGCTCACCAACACTGCCATTCTCGGCTCGAATATGTTGGAAGGGTTCGAGGAAGACATGTCAAGTAGATCCCAGAGGATCTACATTGACAAAAGAAGGAACGCCGTAAGAATTGCGGAGATGGAGGAGATTAAATCCGCGATTGATCTTCGCGATGCCGGCAGGGCCACGTTGAAAGACTGGGCCATGAAAGACACGGAGCAAATGATTATTGATGCTCTGGCGTCGACCAATGCCGGCACGCCGTTCCTGCCGCTCGACGCGGCGACCCGCAACACGTGGAACACGTCGAACTTCGACCGGGTGCTCTACGGCGCTGCGAAAGGCAACAACGGCGCCACGGCGGGCTCTGTGACGCACGCCAACGCGCTGATTACCATCGACAACGCGACCGACAAACTGACGCCGCAAGCGCTGTCGCTCATGAAGGAAATTGCGGTTCAGGCCGACCCGAAAATCACGCCGATCCGGGTCGAAAAAACGAAGGGGCGCCGGTACTACGTGGCCTATGCCAACTCGCGCGCCTTCCGTGATCTCAAGACGAATGCCACGATCACGCAAGCACAACGCGAGGTGTCTCTAGAAGTCGAGAATAACCGGCTCTTTGAGGGCGGTGACATTCTCTGGGACGGAATTATCGTCAAAGAAGTCGCAGGTATTGGCTTCGTGACGAACGGCACGATTGAAGTGGCCCCCGTGTATCTGTGCGGCGCACAGTCGCTTGCGCTGGTCTATGGCAAGCGTTGGCACACGATTACGAAGACCTTCGACTATGGGGATAAATACGGAATCGCCATCGAGGGGATCCTCGGCGCGCGCAAGATCCAGTTTGGATCAGGTGCCAACGATCTCGACACGCTGAAGGACAATGGGGTCGTCACAGGGTGGTTCGCAGCGGTCGCTTCTGTTTGATGATATCTATCCGGGCGCACGTATAGCGCCCGGATCTACTTAAGGAATGCTTGGCATGGTCAAGTATCGGCTGCTTCCCGACGAGGAGGAAAAACCCGTGGCGAAATTTAAATATGTCGGCAGTCAGGAATTCGGAACGCAGAAGGAAATCACCTTCTACGGGCTTCAGTGGAAGCTCGGCGAAGTAACCGAGGTGGCTGACGAATACGCAGCCAACAAGCTCCGCAATCACTTCGACGAGGCTTTCGAGGAAGAGGACGGCGAGGACGCGCCGCGCAAGCGCGGGCGCCCGAAAAAGACCGACGAGGAACGCGAGGCGGAAAAGGCCGAACGCGAGGCCGACAAGGCGCAGCGCGACGCCGAAAAGGCTCGCCGCGAGCAGGAGCGCGAAGACGCCAAGGCAGAACGCGAGAAAGTCGAAACCGACGTCGGTCCGGATGAGCCTTGGGACGATCCGGAGCAACCGTGATGCCGAAAAGCTCCATTGAGTTGATCACGCGGGCGTTGGAACGCTTGCAGCGCGTCGGGGCCGGCCAGGACCCCTCGGCCGAGGACGCGCAGCTCCTGCGCGATCAGCTGCCGTCGCTGCTTGAGGAACTGGCGCAGCAGGAAGTGATCTTCATCGCCGACACCGAGGCGATTCCCGACATTGTCTTCCTGCCGCTCGCCAACCGGCTGGCGGCAGAAGTCTCGGCCGACTTCGGGCTCGGCGCTCAAGATCCGGCGATCATCAACAGCCTCAACACGCGGCTAAGGCTGACCTGGGTTTCCAAGCCGCTCTATCACACTCAGCGAGCTTCGTACTTCTGATGCCAGCGACGCCCATCGAATTCCCGCAATCATCGTTCCCGTACTTTTACGGAAATCATCCGGCCGAAAGCCAAGGAAGACTTCTTAATGTCTTCGTCGAGCAGGAACAGCAACAGTCGGTCTACAAGCGAATTCCCGGCACGCTGAAATATACCGACGTCGGCAAGAACCATCCGCGCGGTTTCATCGAGTCGGATGGTTTCGTGTATGGCGCTTACGAGGATTGCGTCGTCCGGATCGAGCTTGACCGCACGGTGACGGTGCTAAGCGGGGCGCTGCCGGGCACCGACCGCGTCACCTGGGCCAAGAACAACCAGCTGAACACGCCGCCGCGCGATATGGTGGCGGTATGCGAGGCTGGCGTCTATGCGGTGACTCCATCCTCGGTCGGTCCCTATCCTGGCACGATCCTGCCGCCCAACCCGACGAGTTGCTGCTCGCTCGACGGCTACATCTTTTTTACCTACGCCAATGGCCGCATTTACGCCACCGGGCTGAATACGCTGGGCTCGAACCGCCCGCCGCCTGACGACGCCGACATCGACCCGCTGTCGGTCACCACGGCGGAAGCCAACCCGGACGGCGTCTTGCGCGGCATTGTCTCGGGCCGGCAACTGTTTGCAATGGGGCAAGCGTCGATCGAGGTCTATCAGAATGTCGGGTCAAGCCCCTTTCCGCTGGCGCGGGCGGCGGTGATTCCGGTCGGCATCATCGGGACATATGCGGCAGCCGGCGGCAACGAGACGGACGGCTGGGATTCGATGCCGCTATTCGTCGCCGCCGACGGCACCGTGCGTCAGTTCCGCGGCTACGAGCCGACCATCGTCTCGACCCGCGCCGTCGAGCGGTTTATCGAAAGCGTCGCCAATCCGGCCAGCCTGACGGCGTATGTGTATACGTTTTACGGCAACTCGATCTGGGGCGTTCGCGCCGACGGCGGCACGCCGCAGGAGCGCTGCTGGGAATACAACACCTCGACCGGGCAGTGGCACGAACGGCAGTCGCAAGGGTATTTTACCTGGCGCGGCCATCGCACCATCCGCTCGTGGGGCAAGTGGCTCGTCGGCGACGTCGGCTCGACGCATTTGCGGGCCATCGAGGCGACCGCGCAGGGTGAGGAATTCGACCAGATTCCGTGCCGGATCGAGTCGAAAGTCATGCGCAACTTCCCGGATCGGCTGGCCATTTCCCGCGCCGATTTTTCGTTCGCGCAGGGCAGCGGCATCGCCGCCGGCCAGAATCCCATCCAGACCGATCCGGTCGCCGAGATCTCGTGGTCCGACGACGGCGGCGGCACCTGGTCAAGGCCGTTGCGGCGCACGCTCGGCCGACAGGGCCAATTCGGCTGGGACGTGCGCGTCAATCGCACCGGGCTGACGACCAAGGCCGGGCGGCGCTGGCGCATCGACTTCGCCGATCCGGTGCCGGTCACCTTCCTAGGCGCGACGATGGACGTCGAGGCGCGCCCGACATGACAAAACCGCCGCCGATGCCGGAATTCGACGTGCCGATTGCGTCGGATCCGTCTGGGCGGCTGACCACGATCTGGTGGGATTGGCTGCAACGTTATTTTCGCTGGAGCGAGGAAAGCGCCGGCGGCGGCGGCGAACCCGGGCCACCGGGTCCGGCGGGTCCGGCAGGGCCAGCGGGTCCGGCAGGGCCAGCGGGCAGCGGGACCGTCACCGCGGTCACCGGAACGGGGCCGGTTGTGTCGTCCGGGGGCAACACGCCGGACATCTCGATGCCGCCGGCGCACGGGTTCGGCCACGGCTACCTAACATCCGCCGACTGGACGGTGTTCAACGGCAAGGCGCCACTCGCCTCGCCCGCCTTCACCGGCAACCCGACGGCGCCGACGCCGACCGCCGGGGACAACGATACGAGCATTGC